AACTTCACAGGAGAAGCACATGAACCACGTAAAAGGCAATTCAGCATCTTCGCTTTCCACGCAGCCACCTTCGACTTTGCAGGTCGATGCGCAATTCGACAGCGCACGTTTCTCGATGGAGGTGCTGGAAAGCACCGTCGATGTGCTGATGGGTCGCCTGATTCCCGTTACCGGCGAGGTTCCGGTTGACCCGAGTGGCGGCGAGGTGGCGGCAATACTGGTCCCGGTTGCGCAACACATCAGTTATCTCGAATACCGCGTGCGCGCTGTCGAAGCCCGGCTGTCGGCTGCGTTGCGCCAGTTGCAAGTATAGGTGTCCAGTTTGCCCAGCGAGAGTGCCGCTCAGCCAGTTAAACGCGTCCCCGAGACGACGGCTTGCGCAGGGCATCAGTTCCACCAGGAGTGATCCATGTTCGCCAAGCTCGCTCTCGCCATGCTGTTGATTGCCGCGCCGGCCTTCGCGCAAGACGCGATTCCGGACACGCTGGCCCTGAACGACGAGGACGCGCAAACCTGCAAGGTGAAGGCCTGCCGCACGATCACGGATGGCGCCTACCAGCTCATCTCAATTCGCGTACAGCAACTGGAAGAGCGCAACGAGCGCCTTGCCGCGGCGCTGGCCAAGAAGCCGAAGTACTGCCTCTGAATCTCCGGCCTACCAAGGCCTTCGCCGCTGACCGCTTCATTGCGACAGCGGCTTTTTCTTTTCGTCGCGATAACGGGAAACCAGCCCGACAACTGTAACAACAAACATAACGGAGAGCAGCATGGCAGAAATTATCAGCGTTTGCATCGAAATCGATGACACCGGCGCGATCACTGTAGGCGCAGAGCCGCAGGAGCAAGAGGGCGCTATGCCGGATGTCGGGCAGGACCCAGCTGCCACACCGGGCATGACTGACCTGTCCCAGCCGCCAGCAGCCGACGACGAATCGACCGAGAAATCCTATATGCAGCCGGCCAGGAGCATCGACGATGCGCTCTCGATCGCTCGCGGACTGCTGCGCCAGGCCACACAAGCGGGCAGCGCCACGATGGGCGGTGATCCAGGCGGTGAGGGTGCTCAGACCTCGGCTGATGCCGCGTTCAAATCGCGCCGCGGTGGAAAGGCAGGCTTCTGATGGGCAAGGTAGCGGACAAGATCGCCGCCAAAGCGCAACTGGCGAACGTCGAGCAGGGCGATGGCACCAAGAAAAATGACGACGTCATCGAGCAAGCGGGCGACCTGATCGGTACGGTAGCAATCGCCCACGGCCTGCCGGTCGACTTCGAAGGCGTGACCGTCAGCATTCTGCGCGAGCCGGGTACGAACCGCCTGTTGGCTGTGATCTGCAGCCCGGTCGATATGCATGCCGGCGAGCCATTCGCACGGTACCAGGTGAATCCTGACCATGTGCCGGCGGCCAAGCCACGCAAGTTGATCGTTCCGACGTAATCATGGCTGCGAAAAAGCCCGCGAAGCGCGTCAAGCCTGGAACGTCTAAACAGGCTGCAGCACTGCGCAAGGAGTTGTTTGCGGATTCGTACATCGCCAACGGTTGCAATGCGACTGATGCGGCAATCAAGGCCGGGTACAGCCCAAAAACAGCGCAGCAGCAAGGCGCGCGGCTGTTGTCAGACGTGATGGTTTTGGAATTAATCACCAAGAAGCAGGCGAAACTGGCCGCGAAGTTCTCCCTGCGCACCGAAGATGTGCTGCGTGAGCTCGCACGCATCGTCTATGCCGATCCACGCAAGGCGTTCGCGCCAGATGGCTCGTTGCTGCCGGTTCATTTGTGGCCCGATGAAGTGGCCGCCATGATTTCCTCTATCGAGAGCGACGAGATCTACGCCGGCACCGGTGAGGACAAAGTTTTCATCGGGCACACGAAGAAGGTCAAGTTCTGGGACAAAAATAGCGCCATCGATAAGGCTATGAAGCACCTGGGCCAGTACGAACAGGACAATATGCAGAAAGGCCCGTTCGGCGATATGTCACCTGAGGCGCTAGACCGGTTTATCGCCCGTAAGGCTGCGGAAACCGGCTCGAAGCTGCATTAATAAGTTGCTCCACGCGAATTTTGTTACAGGAATGCCGAAATTTACGGGTTTAGACATTCCATTTGTTAAATTGAGCCCAAATGGACCTTGAAGCCCTGCCGCCAAAGATTGCGCTGGCAATGGCGCTCGAGGAGAAGGCAAAGCAACAGGCAGGACGTAAGCTCTGGACGTATTACCCTGAGACTGGACCGCTGCGCCGCGAGTTGTACCGTAAGCACATGCTGTTCTTCAAGCTGGGCAATACTAAATCGACGCGCGGGTTCATCGCTGGCAACCGGACTGGAAAGACAGAGGGCGGCGGCGGGTACGAGGTAACGCTGCACCTGACCGGGCGCTATCCGGATTGGTGGGAGGGCGCCCGCTTCGATGCGCCAGTTCGTGTTTGGGCGGCCGGCGACACCAGCAAGACCGTTTGCGAGATCGTGCAGCAGAAGCTGCTGGGCGACTGGGGATCATTCGGCACTGGGTTGATCCCGGCATCAGATATCGGCAAGCACACTTCGAAGATGGGCGTCAGCCAGGCGGTCGACACGATCCAGATCCGCCACTATGACTCGGACGGCACACCGGACGGCTGGAGCAAGATCGCGTTCAAGTCCTACGATCAGGGCCGGGAGGTGTTTCAGGGTACCGAGCAGGACGTGATCTGGCTGGATGAGGAGTCGAACGAGGGCGTACGCGGTGAGTGCGTCTTGCGGCTGATGACCACGAATGGCTTGCTGATCGAGACTTTCACGCCACTTCGCGGCATTACCCCGATCGTCATGCAATACCTGCCGGGTGGAGCAGTCACCGAGGCGATCGCCGCAGACGGCTGCGCGTCGATGGAAGACAAGGCGCTGATCATGGCAGGCTGGGACGATGTCCCTCACCTGGGCGAGAAAGAGAAGCGCCGGATGCTAGCCGAGACGCCGCCACACTTGCGCGATGCTCGCTCCAAGGGCATCCCAAGCCTAGGGGCTGGCGCTATCTACCCGGTGCCGCAGTCAGAAATCACGGTGAAAGACTTCAAGATTCCGGACCACTGGAAGCGGCTGTATGCACTCGACGTGGGCTGGAATCGGACGGCGGCTATCTGGGGCGCCAAGGACGAGGATGCGGACATCATCTATCTGGTGTCGGAGCACTACCGCGGTCAAGCCGAGCCATCGATTCATGCCAACGCAATCCAGTCACGTGGCAAGGCGTTGCAAGGCGTCATCGACCCGGCAGCACGTGGCCGCAGCCAGATCGACGGGCAGCAGCTACTTCAGTCATACAAGGATCTGGGGCTGCATCTCTCTCTGGCAAACAACGGGGTCGAGTCTGGCATCTACGAAGTCTGGCAGAGGCTGTCGAGCGGACGGCTAAAAGTGTTTGGCTCACTGAGCAACTTCGTGACCGAATACATGATGTACCGCCGCGACGAGAAGGGCCGGATCATCAAGGAAAACGATCACTTGATGGACTGTGTTCGTTACCTTATCGCCGCTGAAGCCAAGTTGTGGAAATACAAAACTGAGCCGCGCGAAGATGACGAGCCACACTGGGCTCCGCTGGACAAAGACTTCAACTACTAACCGCCTCCTTGGCGGTTTTTGCTTTTAAGGACGCGCAATGCCAATCACCCCCGTCTACACAGACCTTTTGAGCAGCAACAATGGCTCGGTCAAGCAATTCACCTGGGCGCTTACCACCGCGGTCCCGGATGGCGTGCCGATGGAATGGATAGAATGGGCCGACCGCACCTGGCAGGCTGTTGGCGCGTTCGGCGGCGCTACGGTGTCGATTCAGGGCAGTAACGACGGTACGAACTGGTTCTCGCTGACCAATGCCGCAGGCGGTGCAGTGGTGAGCTTCACCGCAGCCGGCGGCGCTGCAACGATCGAACTGCCGCGCTACGTGCGCCCGAATCTGACGGTTGTCGGTTCTGGTGCTGCGATCACGGTGATCGTTGTCGCGCGCCGCGCCAATCCAATGCGGGCCTAATCATGGCGCACATCCCAGTCAGAAAGGGTGGCGGCGGTCCTCGCCCACGCAATCCATGAGCGATCAGGCAATGCAGCCAGAGGTGAGCGCGGACGAGGAGCAAGCGCGTCAAGCGCAGATCGAGCGCCTGGAAACGTTCTCGGACACGATCCGCAAGCTGCGCCAGACCGCGATCGACGCCCGTAAGCAAATGGGCATCGAGGACCAATGGCAGGAGGACGAGGACCACTACGAGGCGATTGACGACGCCAACCGTACGACCTCATCGCGCATCAAGCCGTATGACTTCGCCGGTACCGGCGCCGGCGGACCTACGCGCCTTCCGGACGCAGCCCCGACACGTAGCACGGTGTTTGTCCCGATGACGCGCCCGTACGTCGACATGGCCTCGGCATTGATCGCTGATCTGTACTTGCCGACCGATGACCGGAACTGGGATGGTGAGCCGACGCCGGTCCCAGATCTGATCGCCCAGGCGAGCGACATGACACCGCTGACGCAGGCGGCTCCAGCTGGTCAGCCTTCGATGATGGATCGGCTCAAGGGGATGTTTGGTGCGCCGCCGACCGCAGCCGTAGCGCAGCCTGATCCGAATCAGCCTCAAACCGTGGGCGACCTCGCCCAGCAAGAGATCGACAAGGCCGATG